GGTCGCAAAACAGTGAGACTCACACCCTCACAAGTTACAATCGCTAAAAAATTAGGTGTGCCACTAGAAGAATATGCGAAACAATTAAATATCACGAAGGAGGTATAGGCATATGACAAACGAAACAGAAAAAAGAACTTCCCGTGCGAGCCAAACAAGAGTTAAAGAAGAACGAAAAAAAGTTTGGACTCCACCATCATCTTTAGATGCACCCCCTGCACCGGATGGGTACAAACACAGATGGTTAAGAGCTGAGAGTATGGGATTTGATGATACATCAAATATGTCAGCTAAACTAAGATCTGGATACGAATTAGTGAGAGCTGATCAATACCCAGATGCAAATTATCCAACTGTCCAAGACGGTAAATACAAGGGAGTGATCGGAGTTGGCGGCCTTTTGCTGGCAAGGATACCAGAAGAGATTGTTGAATCGCGAAAAGAGTATTTTGCAAGACAAACTAAAGACAAAAGCGACGCGATAGATAACGATCTAATGAAGGAACAGCATCCAAGTATGCCTATCAATAATGAAAGGCAGACTCGTGTAACCTTCGGTGGTACAAAGAAAAGTTAATTTTTTAACGATTCTCGGGTTAATCCCTACCAACGAATTAACATTAACCCGTTTATGGGTAAAACCATAAACAGAATAAGGATAAAACTATGGCAAATAAAGACGCAGCGTTCGGTTTTAGACCAACAAGATCTCTTGTAGGTGGCGAACTAAGAACGGAAGAATACGCTATAGCAGCAAACCACGGGACTTCAATATTCACAGGTCAAGTGGTAGAAGCAGTAGCGGGTGGCGGTATTGAGCAAGCAGCAGCTGGAGACACACAACAAGTTGGTGTTTTCGGTGGATGTTTCTTTACTGATCCATCAACAAGTAAGCCAACGTTTAAAGCTTTTTACCCAGCAAGCACAAATGCTTCTGATATAAAAGCTACAGTACACGTTGATCCATTTACTGTGTTTGAAGCACAACACGATGGTACAGGAACAGCGGCGATGAACAATTCTGCTTTTGACTTTGTGGGAACTTCAGGTTCTACAATCACTGGTCAATCGACTTCAGAAATTGACACGTCCACTTCTGGAACATCAGGTGGTTTCAAACAAATCGGAATCTCAACAGATCCTGATAACAGTGATACGGGTTCAGCTAATGCAAACGCATATGTCGTTTTCAATACAGGCGAACACGTATTTAAACTAACAACAGGCGTATAATAGAATAGGAGTATAATATTATGGCAATATCAAGAGCACAACTAGTTAAAGAACTAGAGCCAGGATTGAATGCACTATTCGGCCTGGAATATAAAAACTACGCAGATGAGCATACTCAGATTTACGATATCGAAAATTCTGATAGAGCTTTTGAAGAAGAAGTAATGTTATCTGGTTTCGCGAACGCTCAGGTAAAACCTGAAGGTTCAAGCGTAAACTTTGATTCAGCTACTGAATCTTTCACTGCTAGATACACTCACGAAACGCTTGCTTTAGCGTTCTCAATCACTGAAGAAGCGATTGAAGATAATTTGTATGACAGACTTGCGTCTAGATATACAAAAGCATTAGCTAGATCTATGGCTAACGCAAAACAAGTTAAAGCAGCAAATGTGTTAAACAACGGGTTTGACTCAAACTTCACAGGTGGTGACGGAGTTGAATTATTTTCAACTGCACACCCAATCGTTGCTGGAACATTTAAAAATGAGTTGTCAACTGCAGCTGACTTAAACGAAACATCGTTAGAGCAGTCGTTAATTGACATCGCAGCAATGACTGATGAAAGAGGGTTGAAGATTGCAGCAAGAGGAATGAAATTAATTATTCCTTCTGAGCTTCAGTTTACAGCAGAAAGACTGATGAAGTCTACAGGCAGAACTGGAACAGCTGACAATGACATCAACGCAGTAGCTAATATGGGAATGATCCCACAAGGCTACGTGGTCAACCACTACTTAACTGACACAGATGCGTTTTTCATCAAGACTGATGTACCTAATGGATTAAAAATGTTCGTTAGATCACCAGTAAAAACTTCGATGGAAGGTGATTTCGAAACTGGAAACGTAAAATACAAAGCTAGAGAGAGATATTCATTTGGATTCTCAGACCCTAGAGGTATCTTCGGATCTCCAGGAGCAGCGTAATCTAATAACTTTTAATTAAGAAGGGGGCTTTCGAGCCCCCTTTTTTTATGCTAAAGAAGAAAGGCAACTATGAAAAACTTCCGTGTACAAATCAGAGCATATGGCTATTACGCATCTTTTGAAATAGCCTCAGAGGATGAAGATAAAGCCTTTGAAAATGCACTAGTTGACAAACTAGGAAAAAATGATATAAAATGGGAGAAAGATGGATTTATAGACCATCGTAAACTATGGATAACCTACGAGGAGATCATAGATGCAAATGCACGTAAGAGACCTTTACAAAGCGAAGAGAGGCCTCGAGACAGAGTGGGCGGTGCAACAGCGTAACCACCAAAGATATACTTTGGATATGGTTAGGATTGACAACAAAATTAGAGAAGTTGTTAATCAAATTAAGTTAGAA